AGTACTCGATATACAAAGGCATTGGCACGTTCAATGGCCAACACTAAGCAAGTAAAAGCTGCTAACATTCTCAACAGAGGATTCAACAGTTCTTACCTTGGTGGCGATGCAAAGGAGCTTTTAGCGACTGACCATCCTACACTTAGTGGGGACCAAAAAAACGAATTGTCAACTGCTGCCGACTTGAACGAAACTTCGCTCGAGCAGGCACTTATCGACATTTCTAATATGAAAGACGAAAGAGGATTAAAAATTGCTCTAAGGGGCATGAAACTAATCATCCCAGTCAATCTTCAGTTCAATGTAGAAAGATTGCTAAAATCACCAGGACGACCAGCAACTGCTGATAATGATATCAACGCTGTAAAATCAATGGGAATGATTCCACAAGGTTATGTGGTAAACAATTTCTTGACTGATACAGACGCTTGGTTTATTAAAACAGATGCTCCTAACGGACTTAAACATTTCGTTAGAGCACCTATTCGTACTGCGATGGAAGGCGACTTCGATACTGGTAATGTGAGATATAAAGCGAGAGAAAGATACGTCTACGGATGGTCTGACTGGCGTGGAATATTTGGCTCACCAGGAGCATAGAATAATTAAGGAAGGGCGAAGTTAGTTCGCCCTTCCAATCCTAGTAAAATAGTTATGCAGACTGGCTAGGCAGACGGTATAGAGACGGCATAACAAAAGGTCTATACAACCAAAGGAGAAAACAATGGGTACAACGACTTTTTCGGGTCCGATAAAATCGGGTCCAGTAATTAGCGGAGCCACAGCAGGTGGCTATCGCGGTCTTGATCTTAAGGACACTAACTGGGTAGTAAACTCATTAGTTCGTTATTTTCAAGAACCAACAGCGGCAGATACAGACGGTATTTGCGCTTCTCAAACAACTTCAGCTGCGGCTAATCTGAGTTTGGATGGAGCTTTAACTTCTACCGAAAACGGTAATAAAGTTTATGCACCAAGCCGATCTTCAACAGCAGCAACTGCTGACGGAGCGTGGGCAAGAAAAATTGGCATTACAAGTGATGGCGATGATTCAGGCATAACGTTCACTGTCACTGGAACAGATGTTAACGGCAAAGCTTTAAGCGAAACGGTAACAGGACCGAATGCTACGGTTGCTTATACTACTATGAGCACTGCGGCTAACTTTAAGACTGTAACTAAAATCGCTACAAGTGCGGCTACCACTGGTAATATTACCGTTGGAACAGCGGCTGTGGCAGCGGATGTTTATTGCAGAGCGTTAGGTGTTGTTCCTTATCAATCTACCATTACTGGTATTAAGATTTGGGTAGCAGAAGCGTTTAATGCTGGAACAGCGGATCCAATGGAAATTGGAAAATCCGATGATCAGGATTATTTAGCTGATCTTGCTGATGGTACTATGGGAGCAGTTACAACTACTGGTAATACTGGCGGATCTGTGACTGTGGATGCTACGCAAAGTGCAGTTTGGAAAAGTGTATCCCAAGAGGATACTGGTTCAGACGGAGTTGCTTATGACTCTGACGTACAAGTAGTATTGACTTATACTCCAACTGGAGCATTATCTACAGCTGGGCAAGCATGGATCAAGATTGACTTTATGCAAGGCAAGAATCTTGCTTCAGGAGACACTTGGTAAAATAATATAACCGTGAGTGGGGTGTAATGACCCCACTCTCTTACAAGGGGAATTAAAATGGCTTTAGTAACAACTTTTGACGGCGGAAGAAAATTCATTAACCATTATACAATTGCAGCTGGCGACGCCACTACTGCGCAAACTTTAACGATTGATGTTTCAGGATTAGGCAAGAGCGCCAATAATCAAGAATGCAGTCACTTAACTTTAAATAAAGTTTGGTATAATGTCTTTATGACCGCTAATGCGGATGCAGTAGAATTTCAATGGGATGCCACTACTAACATACCTTTCTTAATAGTGAATGGATATGGAGATTATGATTTTAGCTCTACTGGTGGTTTAACGCCTACAGTGGCTAATAAGGCAGCCGGTGGATACACTGGCGATGTAGTCATTTCCAATCCAGCTAGGACTGCTGGTGATACTGTGTACGTTCAAATGGAATGGCTTAAACATTATGTAGCGATTTCTAGTTAGGAGGTTAAATGGCTTATTCAGGCACTCGAACATTTAATCTCGACATCTCGGAGATCATAGAGGAAGCATTCGAAAGATGTGGATTGCAGGTACTTACAGGTTACGACCTTAAGACTGCCAAAAGATCCTTGAATCTTATGTTTTCGGAATGGGCCAACCGTGGCCTTAATCTATGGACAATCGACTATTATTTCAAAACATTGACGGCAGGAACAAATAACTTTGCGCTTGACCAAAAGGTTGTGGACATAGTTGACGCTACAATTACGACAACGGCATATGACGCGACGGATTCAACTCCTGTAAATAGGGGTTTGGAAGGTGGTAGTTCCACTACTGATGTTGCGATCACCAAAATTTCAAGAACGGAATACATGAATCTAAGCAGAAAGAACCAGACAGGAAGCGCTGGAACCGCTAGACCAACACAGTTTGCTATTATTAATGGAGCGAGTACTTACAGTGATATTACAGATGAGACGACTGCTACTAGTGGAAGGCCGGAACAGGATATAAGAGTTTGGCTCTATCCTACTCCCGATAAGGCTTATGTCTTTAAATATTTTTACGTTAACAGGATTCAGGATGCAACAAGCAGTTCTGTAAACGGAGGAGCGTCGTCCACTTATGCCGATGTTCCCTTCTATTTTCTTCCTTGTTTAATTTCTGGATTAGCCTATTATATAGCGGTTAAAAGGACTCCAATGATGGCTCCTGGATTAAAAGCACTTTATGATGAAGAATTTCAGCGAACAGCTGACGCTAATCGGGAACGAGTCTCGTTTAGAATTAAACCAGCGCAAGCATATATACCATAGAGGATAATATGCCAAAATGTGAATGTGGTCCTAACTGCAATTGTGGAGATAATTGTCAATGCGCAGACTGCGAATGTAAAAAGGAGGAATAATGAGCAATCCATTATGGAATAAATCAACAGCCAATAGCCGTGATGCTTCGGGTAAGAAAATCGGACATTATGGAAGAGGCCATGTAGAAGTACCAAAACCTGTTAAGGCAGGTGCTGTTACTACTAAAGGCATAGCACCAACTAGTGAAGGAAAAGCTTCTGGTGGAACACCTTTTAAAATTAGTAAAGGAAAAGTTTCAGGTACTATGCAGGCAATGGGCGCTGCTAAAAAAGGCGGCAAATATACTTGGATCTAATAGATGGCATATGCTAGCGGAAAATTTGCTTTAGCCATTTCGGATCGTAGTGGATTACAATTTCCCTACACGGAAATGGTGAAAGAATGGACGGGGGCGTGGGTACATACGAGTGAGTTTACTCCCAAGGCACCACAACTTATGCCTCATGAGCATTCGCCTGATCCCCAGGCTTTACAACATGCTAGGCCAGCGAGGATAGAACCGGCTGCACTTATTTTATTACCAACTAATCCATTTGAAACTTACGCTTCCGGTTCACAGGTTATAAACGTTCATTCCCCCAATAATGATAGATCTACTGGAGATACAGTGAGATTCAGAGGAATGCCTTTTGTATCCTCTGAAACCAATAAATTTAATGATTGCGCGGAAGTGGACGGCATTACGGGCGCAGTTCTTTGCGCTGCTGCTGGATATACAATTACAAAAGGAAAGTATGTTTCTGGATCCAGTGATGATTCCGCTGACTGGTATTATTTTTCCACAGGTTTATCCACAGCCACGACTGGAGGAATTAGAGGAGGAGGTTATCCTGTTTCGGCAGGTCCTGTAACCATAAGCGCATAATGGCAACATACGCACAATTAACACAACAAATACTTGACTATTCAGAAGTCAGCACTGATGTTTTTACGTCCACCATTACGGATGGATTCATAGAACATACTGAAAATAGAATTTTAAGGGACGCTGATCTTCCAGTTTTTCGTTCTTATCAATATACCAATTTTACGGCCTCCAATGGATTTTTAAGCTTACCGGGCGGAGCCGCTCCTACCCCTGTTTTATTTAAC